TGAGTACACTGGCCACGGAGGGCGCCTATGGGAGACTGGAGGCGCCTTCTTAAATTATGAAAGATTTTGAAAAATATTTTAGCGGATTAAAAAGAGACTTTGGTTTCTGTAATGTAAAGAACGGATATCATGATCCTAAAACTAATAAACTTAAATTTGATCCTGGGGATTATGGTTGGGCAAAGCGACCTATTACAGATAAGGATTATCAAGATCACTTAAAAGGACAAAAATCAATAGGGCTACAAGCTTGTGACGATGAAAGTATGGCTAGCTTTGGTGCAATCGATGTTGACCCTGATGACTATGAAAAGTTTGATTTACAAAAGTATTTAAAAGTTATTGATACAAAACAATTACCTGTCATACCTATTGAATCTAAGAGTGGTGGACTTCACATTTATGTATTTACAAAAGAGAAAGTACCTGCATCTTTAATTAGAGAATTCTTATCTAATTTATTATTTTTATTTGGTCTACCATCTAAGACTGAAATATTTCCTAAACAAACTTCATTAGGAAAAAACCAAAATGGAGAAAGAACGTCTGGTAGTTTTATTAATCTTCCATACTTCAATGGCAATGAAAGAAGAGCATATAAACCTGACGGCAGTAAAATGGATTTAGATTATTTTTTAAAAGTGATCGAGGCTAACTTACAAACAAAAGAAAGTTTACAAGAAGTTAGTAATAAAAAAATAAAAGAAGTATTAACCGGTGGACCAGAAGAGTTTGCTGATGGACCTCCATGTTTACAGATGATTTGCAAAGAGATACAGGAATCAGGAACCAAACTAAAAGATGAAAGAGATAGATTTTTATATAACTACATGGTGTTTGCTAAAAAGAAATTTAGTGAGAACTGGGAAAAGAAAGTATTAGAAGCAGCTAGAAATTATATTCTTTACGATGAAATTTGGGGTGATGGTAAAGTAGAAGAAAAAATTAAATATTGGAAAAAAGATACGGCAGGTTTTAAATGTAATGATTTACCTATTTCATCTTATTGTGCGAGGGGTACATGTCTTAAGAGAAAGTTTGGTATTGGTGGTCACTTTGATTCGCAATGGCCATCAGTATCAGGTTTAATTAGAATTATGTATAAACCAGATCATGAATATTTTTTTAATGTTGAAGTAGCTGCAGATAAAATAGTGCAAGTGCACGCAAAAAGTATAAAACAATTTAACGAGATGAAACAAATGCGTAGTTTAATTGCAGATCACACCACAACGTATCCACCTAGTATTAAAGAAAAAGAATATCAAAATGTATTAAATGGATTGTGGGCAACTATGGAAACAATACAACCACCTGCAGGCACTAATCCTGTGGATATGTTAAAGAAAGAATTATATGATTATGTTAATGGACCTAAAGCAGGGACATATGCATCTTTTAAAAGTGGTGCAGTCTTGCACGAAGATAAGTGTTTTTATTTTATATACGACAAATTTTATGATGAATTAAAACGTGGAGATTGGAATCAAGAAAGAGCTCGAACTGCAACCATGATTAAACAATACTTTAAAGGTGAGTTTGACTGTCAAAAAAGATTTCCAAAAGGTGATAACGAAGAATCGTTTCCACCATTAAGAGTTTTAAAACTTCCAAAGGAAGGTTTAGAAAAAGAGGATATACCAGAAGAAATAATAGAAATAGAAGATAAGGAGAATATAGTATGACCGAACAAAAACCACCTAGTATATTTGTGTGTTTACCTGCTTACGATACGATGCAGGTTCCAACATGTTTATCATTAGTAAAATTATTTAATAAATTTACATTAGCAAAAATAACAGCAGAGGTAGGCACATTTAAATGTCCGTATGTAAGTTATGGAAGAAATGTTTTAACAGCATTATTTTTAGAATCAGGTTTTGATTATCAATTATTTGTAGATGCTGACTTAGAATTTGAACCTGATGTAGTAGGGCGTATGATACTGGCAAAAAAAGATGCTATTTGTGTGCCTTATAGAAAAAAAACACAAGATAATGTGTTAAAATTTTCTATAGAATTTGATGATCCATTGGATATTAAAATAGATAATAGAGGTGTTGTAGAATTAAAAGTTGGACCTGCAGGGCTAACATTAATTCATAGAAAGGTTTATGAAAAACTAATGAAAGATAATCCACATTTAAAAATAAAACAAAAAGAAATTATATCTGAGAAAGCTAACTCATATTTTTATAATTTTTGGGATACAACTTTTAGTAAAGATGGAACGTGGTGGGGAGAAGATACTAACTTCTGTAATTTAATTAAAAAATCAGGATTTAAATTTCATGGCATCGTTGATGGTCAGACCACGCACCATGGATCATACGGCTGGAGTGGATCGTTAAAGGATGGATTTAAAAAAGCTGATGCACAAGATCAATAAAATTTATGGACCACCTGGCACGGGCAAAACATTTAGATTAATTAGGCGTGTAAAAGCATACGAACGTAAAGGTGTTTCATTACATAAGATAGGATATTTTGCATTTACCAGAAAAGCCGCAGAGGAAGCACGCAAAAGAATTAATGTATCTGAAAAAGAAGTGCCATACTTTCAAACATTGCATGCATTTTGTTATCATTTGTTAGGATTAAAAGAAGAAGATATTATACAACCATATCATTACGAAGACTTAGGTAAAAAATTAAATATACGTGTTTCATTTACAGACAAGTATAACGAAGAAGAGACACATTTTTTAACTTGTAATAATCCCTACTTTCAAATGATACAGCGAGCTGTTAACAAAGACATTGATATTAGACAAGAGTTTGACTTAAACGAACATGACAAAAGAAAAATAAACTACGATACTTTAAATCACATTTATAGAAACTTACAAATATACAAAGATAAAAACAATCTTTTTGACTTTAACGATATAATTAAAGAAGTAATAAACTCTGATAAAATACCAGAATTTAAAGCTATATTTATTGATGAGGCACAAGATTTATCACCATTGCAATGGCAACTGTACGATAAATTAAAAAAACATTGCGATCAGATTTATTTAGCTGGTGATGATGACCAGGCTATTTATGCTTGGGCTGGCGCTGATGTAAAAAGATTTGTAAAAGAACCTGCAAGAGAGATCGTGTTAAAACAATCTAGACGTATATCTATGGCCGTGCAGGGAGAATCAAGATATCCAATAGCAAAAATAAAAGGTGTTAGAAAAATAAAACATTATAGACCAAGAAATTACGTAGGTGAATCTCATTACATAGCTGATCTTACTCAAGTTGATTTAACAAAAGGTAGGTGGCTTATACTAACAAGAACTAAAAGCAATCTGTTAGATATCATGAAAGATCTAAGACGTAAGAATTTTTATTATCAAAGTAACAAAGGCAAAAGTTTTAAAGTTGGTATGTATGAAGCAGCTGCTGCTTATACTAAATGGACGATGGATGAAATATTAAATGAAAAAGATATAAATGCAGTAAAAGAATTTATACCTTCGGGTAAATGGGATGCTAAAGTCCCTTGGTATGATAAATTTATAGCAGATCAAAAAGAAATTTTATATTTAAGAAACTTAATTGCATCGAAAGAAAATTTAAAAGAGAAAGCAAGAATATGGTTGTCAACTATACATGCAATAAAAGGTGGTGAAGAAGATAATGTAATTTTATCTTTACACCAGGGGCGCACCGTACAACAAGGAATTAAGTTAAGTGTTGACAAACAAGATGAGGAGCATAGAGTATGGTACGTGGGTATAACGAGAGCACGAAATAACATATATAAATTAAGAGCTAAAAAGAAATTAAAGGAGTATCAACTATGACAGATAAAAATATATTGGACGAAGCATTTCCACAATATACTCAGGTTGGTGGAAATCACTACACAAAATTTCCTATTCAGCCATATGAGTTTATTTCTAAAAATGACCTATCGTTCTTTCAAGGCAACGTTATAAAATACGTTTGTCGTTATCAAAGAAAAGGAGGGGCAGAGGACATTAAAAAAATAGTGCACTACTGTCAATTAGAATTACTTAAAATGAAGGATATGGAAAAGAAAAAATGACAGTCGGTTTTGGATTAGGCATGTTTGTTTATAGCATGGTTTGTTTAATGATTGGTCTTACTATAATTTATATTGTATTAAAAAATTTAAAATGAAAACAAAGTTGTTAGATAATGTTATTACCAGTGACGAATTATTTTTTATATATAATGAAATAATATCTACTCCCATGTGGAACATGACAGCGTTAAGTTCGTATGTTGAAGAGGAGTCATGGGATAAAAAATTTAACAAAGGTCCTAATTTGTTAGTGAAATCTGATGAAAAAATTTTTAATCATCCTTTTTATTTTTGGGGAAAAACAATTATTTATAGAATAAAAGAAAAAAATATAGGTATCAAATCAAATATTTTTAGAATGTGGTTTAATATAACTTACAGTGATAATACTAATCACTTCTTACACATGGACGCGAATAATGAAAGTTTAACTTCTGTGGTTTTGTTTTTAACACCTATTTGGAATCCAGAATGGAAAGGTTCTTTTTATGTAGATGGAGAAAAATTTAACTTTAAATCTGGTTCAGCTGTAATATTTAATAGTAAAGAGTATCATATGGGAGAAGCACCTGAAAAAAATACACACGGATGGATGAGATTGTCCTGTAACATAGTTTTAAAATAAATGATTTTACCTCAAACAGAATGGGTTCAACCCACAGAATATCCAGATCTTAGATCTTATGATGAGATTGCAATCGATTTGGAAACAAAAGATCCAGATTTAAAATCAAAAGGATCTGGTGCAGTTGTAGGTAATGGAGACGTTGTAGGTATAGCTGTAGCTACTTATAATGATACTTGGTATTTTCCTATAGCTCATCAAGAAGGACCTAACATGGATAGAGTTAAAACTCTTGAATGGTTTAAAGATATTCTTGATTGCCCTGCCACAAAAATATTTCATAATGCTATGTACGATGTATCTTGGATACGTAATTTAGGGTTTAATATCAATGGTTTAGTAGTAGATACAATGATAGCCTCTTCGCTGTTAGATGAAAATAGATTTTCATACACACTTAATACTTTGTCTTGGCATTTTTTAAACGAAGGTAAAAATGAGAGAGCACTTAACGAAGCTGCAAAGTCTAGAGGATTAGATCCTAAAGCTGATATGTGGAGATTACCTGCGCATGAAGTAGGAGCATATGCTGAAAAAGATGCAGAGTTAACTTTTAAACTTTGGCAACATGTAAAAAAATTAATTATTGAAAATGATCTTGAAGAAATTTTTAATCTTGAGACTGATCTTTTCCCTTGCCTAGTGGATATGCGCTTCCTAGGGGTGCGGGTAGACGTGACAAGAGCGAATCAATTAAAGAAAGAATTAACAACACAAGAAGAAAGATTAATCCACCAAGTAAAAATAGAGACAGGATTAGAAACTCAAATATGGGCCGCACGTAGCATTCAAAAAGTTTTTGAACATTTAAAATTACCTTTTGATACAACTGAAAAAACTGGTGCACCTTCATTTACTAAAAATTTCCTTTCGAATCATGAACATCCTATAATTCAAAAGATAGCAGAAGCTAGAAAAATAAACAAGGTTAATACAACTTTTATAGATACAATTTTAAAACACGAACACAAAGGTAGAATTCATGCGGAGATAAATCAAATTAGATCTGATGATGGGGGAACAATTACCGGACGTTTTTCATATTCTAATCCCAACTTACAACAAATACCTGCACGTGATCCTGTTTTAGGTCCGATGATTAGAAGTTTATTTATACCTGAAGAGGGTTGCAAGTGGGGTTGTTTTGACTACTCGCAACAGGAACCAAGACTTGTTGCACACTATGCATTACGTTATGGTTTACCATCTGTAAATACAATTGCAGATTCATACGATACAGATCCTTCAACAGACTTTCACAAAATAGTTGCAGAGATGGCAGAGATACCTAGATCACAAGCTAAAGTAATTAATCTTGGTTTATTCTATGGTATGGGTAAAGCTAAACTACAAGCAGAGCTAGGTGTATCTAAATTTAAAGCAGAGGAATTGTTTGACAAATATCATTCAAGAGTTCCGTTTGTAAAACAATTAATGAATGAAGTTATGAAAGCTGGTTCTAAAAAGGGTCAGATAAAAACTTTATTAGGTAGACGATGTAGGTTTCCTAAATACGAACCAATACTTAGAGGTTCTGACTGGGGTAAATATATACCACCAGAAGATGAAGAGCGTATGCAAGATTTACAAAAGATGGGTCCATACATAACAGATGATGAAGGAGAAATGTTAAAAGACAAAGATGGTAATCCTAAAAAAAATTATTGGCATAACAATCCAACACGTCGAGCTTTTACATACAAAGCTTTAAATAAATTAATACAAGGATCAGCTGCCGACATGACAAAAAAAGCAATGTTAGAATTATACAAAGAAGGTATTACGCCACACATACAAGTACATGATGAGCTAGACATATCTGTCACTAATGATTTAGAAGCTGCTAAAATTAAAGATGTGATGGAAAACGCAGTTGACTTAAAGATACCAAATAAAGTAGACTATGAGTCTGGTCCTAATTGGGGATCTATAAAATGACTTATTATGGCTTATCTAAATGTAAACTTACCACCCATCTACTGTAAAGTAAGAAGAGAATATTTATATGATCTTAAAAAACATAAAGGAGAGTCTGGTG